AGAATGATTTTTTTGATGTGTTTTTCACCTAAATATAACTCCGTCTCTGCTTTACCTCTCCAGCATTTGTAAGACACTGACTCACTATATTGTCTCTCCGCGTGGCGCTTGCCTCGAAGACATGCAGCCATAGATTCTTGAATACGATGCTCTTTAATCTCTCCGTTTACAAACATAAGTAGGGCTATCACAGACTCGATCATTGTGAGCTCCCGTTTGTATATTTCATTTCACGATTTGCATCTTTTAATTTTTCGATATCTATTAATACCTTGTCCATTTGTTTTCTTAAAAATTCTATGTTGACTTTGTTTAGTGCCATTGACTCGATATGTTTATTTAACTTATCTGTGGTTTTATAAAGATCCTCTATCATCATGAACTGCTCAGAATCTGCGGGCAGTGATCCTAGTTGTCCACGTGGCCATTTAATTCTAAACTCTGTGTTCTCTTCAAGATCTTTCTCCATTATTTGTATACGAGTGTCTGCAACATTGAGACGTTCTATTATTTGAAAGTAACCCATGGTGCCGAGTGCCACGATGATGATCAAAGAGGCAACCGTCTTCATAGGCATTTGGACAGCTGCCTCTTCAGATATGTTGAGTGGTTTTTTAGACATAAATTACTTTGTGAATAACCACTTTACGAATCTTCTCCAGGGCCAACAAATTATGTCCCAGATTTTACAACAAATTCTTTTACATTTATCAATCATTTTTTTTCTCCTCTATCTCATAGAAGAAATTATCAGTGTCTTCTGTTCGCCACTGTTGTGTATCTTCTACGTTCCAATAGTTAGTTTGTACCTTCCAATCAGGTATTTGGTCTTTCACCGTAAACGATGGTATGTCCCAAATAAGTCTGTTGTTAGGTTGTGCCGCGTAGTTGCCATCATTTAATGCAAGTACGTGAGCGCACTTGTGTTCGTGCGGGATCTCAGAATGATCAGTGTCCAGTATATTAGGCTCTGGATGTGCAAAGTCAACAGTAAATAAATAACGACCCCAGTGCCATTTTTTATCTTTACCGATGTATTTTCCTGATTGTGCCTCTAAAATATCCCAACTAGTAATAGCAGGATAATAACTAAAACAGTTCCAGAGCTGAAGCTCATCAAGTCGTCTCCTTGGGACGTCAGTGACTTTGAATCCACGTTGAATAAACGCCGTAATAGGGAGTCTGTAAAAGACTGCACCGTTTTCCATGATAGCATGAAATAATAAAGCACGCCCAGTAATACAGGTAACGCCGAAGATAATGCAGTCTTCAACTTCTCCATGATGTTTTTTAAGGTCATATAAATACTCTCTCCTAATTTGTGCATATTCTACAGGTATATTTCCATTTAAATAAGCCATAAATCCTCATTCTATTTCTCCCCAATGTTTCCCTGATTCGTAGTCTACTTTATTAGGGACCTCCAAACTAACAGCATTTTCCATAATCTCAATTATTTTATCTGACTCACTTTTATCTTTTACGGATATATTTAACTCATCGTGTATTTGTATTAATGGTATTATACCTTCATTATATAAATCTAACATAGCTTTTTTAATCATATCAGCTGCAGACCCTTGTATAAGTTTATTAAGGGCTTTATATGTAAAAGCTCGTTTGATCCCTGGTCCGTGTTCTAAGAGTGCTGCTTCGTGAGTTAATGGTTTGTGTATACCGAATTGATTAGGCTCCCATAAGTGAAAGTGGCAGAGTCTACCAAGTAAAGTTCTTATTTGTCCCCGTTGCTCTGCTCTACTCATGGCATGATTCATTAATTGTTTTACAAACGGAACTCTTGCATCATATTGTTTTATAATGTCCTCTGCTTTACTATCTTCGATGCCTAATTCACCTTTTAATTTATTTTTACCCATGCCATAAAATTTACCTAAATTTATTGTTTTAGCTTGATCTCTGGGTATATTAGCCATATCTGATACTATCTTGTGAAAATCAGATTTACTGTCGTCTATATAACTTTCTTTAAACTCTTCAGCACCTGGTAAACCGGTTAAACATGCATAATGCACTACCAACCTAGGCTCTTGCTGAGAATAGTCAAAACAACCCCATCTATGGCCCTCCTCGGGCACAAATATCGCCCTCAATTGATCTCCCATATCACTACCAGTTTTAGGTATTTGCTGTAAATTAGGGTGTGTCATAGAAAATCTACCTGTTACAGTGCCACCAAACTCTGATCTTAGTTGATTTATGTCCGCATGTATCCTGCCTTTATGGACATATCTAAATATAGATTCCATAAAAGTGGTCCTAGCTTTATTAGCCTGTCTGGCATTATTAATTAAATTTATTGTATAGTTACTGTGATTCTTTAAAAAATTTTTAGTAAAGCTTGGAGCCTGTGTTTTTTCTGTTTTTGGATAAGGTAGGTTTAAATGTTTAAATACTTTTTCAATACTACGTGCAGCCCAAAGATCAGGAGCAAAACCTATCTCATCTTTAATACCCTGTAACATATTATTTTCAATTTTAATTAAATTTTTTTCAACCATTTCTGCATGTTCTAAATTTACTTTAACACCTCTAGCTTTCATCTCAGCCAAACAAGGAAACAAAGAAGTTTCTAATTCAAATATTGCATGTAAATCTTGATGTTCTATTTCTTTTTTAAGTTCTTGCCATAGTGCTAGAGTTATCTCTGCATCTTTCTCTGCATATTCTCCGACATACATCGCTGGTAATTTATACATTTCTGCTTTTGGATCGATGCCCCATGCTTGTGCTGCTTCGTTTAATGCTGCTTCATTTTTAGATAAACCCGTATACTGTTTAGCCACACTATTTAAGTCATAACGCATTCTATTTTCATCTATTAAAGATGTTGCAATCATAGTATCTATAATTGTGCCACTAACATAAAGATCCATAGACCTCAACCAACACACATCATACATGGCGTTATGAAAAATTTTATCTGCTTTTGTTTTTAGTACATCTTTCATCCAGGATAAAACTTTTGTTTTATCCATGTTACCACCACCCTCATGAGATATTGGAAAATAACCAGCCCAATCTTTTACAGCGATAGCAAAACCCACTATTTCACCAGCTTCTCTAAACATTCCAGGACCCATTTTTCTTAACTCTGGATCTTTTGTTTCTAAGTCAATTGCTATCTCATCATATTTACTTAAGTCTGGAAAATTATTTGGATGAACCCACTCAGTTGTAGGTTTAAATAAAGGTTTCTGTATCATTTTTTGTCTTTCAATTTTTTGATTTCTAAGTCGCAGTAGTGCTTTATCTTCTCTAAATCTTCTATACCATTTTTGTGTAAATATCTACAAACATATTTTATAACATTGCCTTGAAAGAACGATAAATCATTCTTTGAAATAAATTCGTATGGTTGAATACGAAATTTTTTATAATGTGACCCTCCAATTTGTCTATCTTGTGGAAAGGAATCATTAAATATATCTTTATTTGTCATTATACCTCCAGTATTTCAAAAGATCTTTCTCCTATTTTTAAACGAGGATCTGGTCTATACATATATAAGTTTTCCGAAGATCTAGTTACAGCAACGTATGCACAACGTATTTCTTCTCGTCTAAATTCTGGTGTCTTTTCTTTAAAATTTTTATAACAAACATAACTCCAAACATCACAAATGATAACATTCTTAGCCTCTAAACCTTTTACGGAGTGTATTGTCCCGATCAAGATTTTTGTATTCATTAACGTTTGATCTTTTTTATATACTTCAACTATGTAATCATGGGCTTCGTCTGCATCTAAAAATAAAGAAATTTCTTGTCCATTTTTAACGTAAGTTTGATTTTGAACATCTTTTACGCCAAACCGAATATAATCAAACCATTCTTCTTGAATGTCAAACTCTTTTTCAAAAACATTTCTATTGACTAAATCGTTGTAATCATAATAATTGTCCGACAAAAACAAACTGCTTTTTTCTGGTTTATGGTCTTTCTTTTTAACTTTAAGATATTTACTTTTTATTTCTTGTATTAATTTACATACATATCTACCATCTAACTTTTCATTATTTTTTAATTTATACCAAATATTTAACGTATCTCTTACTTTTTGTTTGATGGCATAGTTATAAGAATTGCCTGACCCTGTTTTTGCTTTGGTCTTCCAAAGTATGTTATTTTCCATTAACATTTTTTTATAATCAAAAGTTTTTGTTGTGGTCCTCGCACACATAATCCAATCATCTTTTTCAACATCATCAAGAACAGAATGTAAATCTATTCCTATTTCTATTATATTACCTTGCACTTCAATCCCGTCTTGTATCTTTGGTCCAAAAATTTTTTCTTTTCTAAATTTAGGTGCTATGTTACTTATAATTTTTTGTGAAAAATCTAAAATTTTTTTAGGTAGTCTGTATGATCTATCTAACACTATATCTTTATGTGATTTGTATCCTAAAAATAACTCTGGTGTACCACAATTAAAACCAAATATAGATTGATCGTCATCTCCTGCTAAATATATGTCTCCTTGTTTAGCTATTATTTTATTTATAACAGCCCACATTAAAGGATTTAAATCTTGACACTCATCTACAAAAACAACTTTATATTTTTTAAAGGAAACTTCTTCTTTTAATGCAAGTGTCAGCATGTCTGTAAAATCCATTATACCATAAGCTTTTTTAAAATCACGGTAGGTATCATACGTAAATTCTAGATCTCTTCTCTCTATATTACCGTATGAATAATCCTCCTGTTTTTCATCAAAATAATAACGAACAGACTCCCAGGTATCACCGTTGGAGTAATAAGACCTACCTTTGTTAATAAGATCTAGTTTCTTTTTTAAAATAGTTTGATCAAGATCATCCTCATCGTCATCCATTTCATCATCTATTTTTTTATAATCCTCTTTTGCCCACCACTGAGATCTAGGTGAATTAATAGCTGTGTAAAAATTATCTTTATCTTTTTTAGATAATAAAGTTGGCTCTGGTTTTGGCAGTGCACGCTTACACAATGCATGAAGAGTTTGTATTGGTTCTAGTTCCTCATCAGTAAAGTTTAAATCTTTTTTACATCTGTCCTTTAAATTTTGTGCTGTTGCTCTTGAATACCCAACTAAAAGAATATCCTCTTTTGCATAGCCATAGTCTAGTTTTTGTTTTAAAGTTTCTAATATGTTATATGTTTTACCTGTTCCAGGTGGACCAAATATTTTTGTTACACGATAAAAGTCTGGAACTTTAAATCTCACATAACCTCCTTTCTTTCAGCAAAAACTATTGTTTCATGTTTAAAATCTTCCTCTTTAAAGGTAGCCTCATCTAAAGTGTACACATTTCTTTTTATGTTTTCTTGTATATGTAGTTTACTTCTAAATAATCCTTGTATGTTTTTTAAATAAGTATGTGTTACATGCTCCGCAAACTTCCATTTTCTGCTTTCTACTATATAGGTATAAAAGGTATCAAAAGTAAAATGTACTTTTTTATTTTTCTTGTCATAAAAAGGAATTCTGTCTATTCTTGTTCTGTCCTCCGTTCTTCTTGATTGAAAACAAAATATTTTTAAAGACTCTTGTAATTTAAACATTGGCATGCTTTCCTCTGGCGCATCCTCACCTGTGGCTCTTTCCTGCAATTCAGCTATGGCTGCATCCCAATCTACTGGTTTCATTCTAGGTGGAGTTTTTCCTGTTTGTTCAGTTGCTGCTTCTCTTGCTAGTTGTTGATTAGTTAATTCTTTAGAAGTTAATTTAACCTCTTCTCCATCAAAACCCAAAAACCATTGTCTAGGAGTTGATCTAATGTAAGACAGTGGTCCAAGAGCCGTGTTTCGTATTCCTTTAATAGATTTAACACCATATTTTTTTAATACACACTCACCTTTATTACAAAATTTACCAAGATGATCAGAATCACATCTGTACGGATAATCTTTATTCTCTCTTGATTTAATAGTTTTTTCTACTTCTTTATAATTTAATTCTGGCTTAAAAAATTTTGTATTGTACTCACCAACTTTATTCTCCCAACCTTCTGGATACCTCATTTTTATGTATCTTGTCATGTCTAATAATACTTCGTCTCTGTTTCCTTTCTCTATACCAAAACTTGCTAAAGTTTGTAAACAAGGTGGCCCTTCTTTAAAATATTCATCTTCAAATATGCACTCCAATTTTTTTAGTTGTTCAAAAGATATTATGCTTTCTTTTTGTTTTTTAAAAAATTCTTCTATTGTTGCTTTAGATCCATCTTCTTTAATCATATACCTTTCTGTGTTTTTACAATTATAATATGGAAGATTTATCCAACTGCCCGCAGAACCTTTATCTAAATTTAAATATTTTTGAACAGGAAATATTCTGTCTGGTTTTTCAACACCAAATATATGTTTTATAGAATGTAATTTTTCTCTCACTACCATTGCTGGTGCATAATCTTTTAAAAAAATAAATACATGAACTCCACCACTTTTAGATCTAACAGGAATTGTTGGAACATTTATACTTTTTAATTTTTTAAATAACTCTGGAATATCTGGTCTGTAGTTATCTAAATCTATTGCACCCCATTTACATTTACTATCTTTGTTAATTGGACAAATACCTAAACTGTCTGCGAGCACATCTCCATATTTTGTATTTACCGTAAATTTTTTCCCATTTAAATGTGCCTCCCACATTTCATCAGTATGAGGATAATGTGAAGTTTTTGATTGACCAGATTTTTTTATAGAATTATTTTGATCCTCTATAATGTGATAGCCAAATCTTTCTTCAAGACCAGTAAATATCTTTCTAAATTCTTTTATCATAACACTTAATTAAGTGGGCGTATCCACTCTCGCTTCGACGCCCACTACCTAGGATTCTAGTATGGTTGTTTAGATTCCGCTTCTTCTGAGCCGTGTTTAGCTTGGATCTCACCCTTACCTACACTCGTTGCAAAAGATTTTGCCATGTCATAGATACTTTTATCTTCAACAGGACCAACCTTAGACACATCCCAACCAAACCATGTTCCTTTGTCGTTAGACATCTGGACGGTTGATAGTTTATAAATGTGGCTGTATGTAGGCGGTGTAAATAAACCATTCTTACCCTGCATTTTTAAACCCATCATCATTGAGTTCCATTTTCTACTAACTTTTAATTGAGTAGATTTCATAGAAATCAAAGCAGTTTCTGGACTATCACCAATGACAAGTACAAAGTGACTAGCAGTATTATCTAAATAGTTACCGTTTGGTAATCTATCTTTATAATCTTTACCTCTAGTTGTTTGGCTTATGATATCACTATCTGCCTCGTGAATTGCAACAGGTGCACCACTGCTGGTACCTCTGTCTTGCCATTCAATGTACTGTCTTTTGTAATGACATGGTACAACATTTATACTGTCATACAATTGATTGGTTACAGTGTTTATGATTTTGCCGGGTTCAGCGCCCTCGACATATTTACCATCACGCTTGTTAACTTCTGGTGATAGCTGTCCCAAAATTTTTAAGAAAGGTAACGCAAGATCTTCCTGCGATATATTTTGAGCACCTTGTTGTGCATCAGCTTCAAATAAATTTACAGCTAATGCTCCTTCTTTTTTCGTTGCTACTTGGTTCATGTTACTTGTTCCTTTTTATTGTAGTTTTATTTTCAGAGTATACTCCGAAAATTTCCGTTGGCATTTCTTTACCTGCCTCAATACGTTCACGGACTAACGCTTTCAGAGTCATGGGTTCTACCTTCATCTTTTGTGTCGGTTGGAACCCTTGACCCTTCGCAAGTTCAGCGTAAGACGCTGCCTTGTTATCTTCGTTACGACCAAAAGACACCGAGATCTCGTTCTTAATGATATCTCCTAGTCCATTGTTACGAAGCCAGTTAAACGCCGTTTCTTTATTCGCTTCCGTTATGGTAGCTCGATACGTCGTTGAAACTTTTAAGTGAGATCCATCTTGCAGTTTTAATTCTGCTAGCCCCATCTCACTCATCATTGTTGGTATAATATCTCCAGAGATTTTTTCAATCTCTTTCTTTGTATTTTTAATATTATCCTCTTGTAGTTGTAATCTACTTTGTAATGATTCTAATTTTTCTACTTGGTCTGCAAGTGACTGAATATTCTCAGTCTTCTTCATAGCATCTTGTTGATCTGCTTCAAAATTAATTGTCATCTATTTTTCCTTTCTCGTACAAATTAATTGTTATAGGATAGTATTTTGCTTCTTGTCTATCCCATTTTAGTAAATGATATCTACCATTTGTAATATCAGAAACTAAAGAACATGCTATACCTATGATAGCAGGATCACCAGTGCATAATATGTAATCTTCTTTCTTAAAGTTTTTTAATTTTTTTCTTAACTCAAAAATAAGAGGACCTGGTGAAAAAATTATTTGTGAAAATTCTGGCAGTAAAAATTCTAACCTTCCAAATTCTTCTGCACCTAAAATATTTATTCTAGGTCTACCATACCTTGTTCCAGGTATTTCTTGAATAACATAAACTATTCTTTCTGACATTATGACTTGACATATAATGTATCCTGGATTATATGTCAACCTTAGAAAGAAGAAAATAATATGAATTATAAATTTAAAACAAAGCCATACAAGCATCAATTGACTGCTTTAGAAAAGTCATGGAATAAAGAAAACTATGCATACTTTATGGAGATGGGTACAGGCAAAACAAAAGTATTAATAGATAATGTTGCCATGTTGTATGACAAAGGTAAAATTAATGGTGCCTTAATTATTGCACCTAAAGGTGTTGTTAAAACTTGGTATGAACAAGAACTACCAACACACTTACCAGGTCATATCGAAAATGTGACCGTATTGTGGCAACCAAATATTACAAAAACACAACAAGAAAAACTTGAAACGTTGTTTGAAGTGGAGACTGCATTACATATTTTAGTTATGAATGTAGAGGCATTTAGTACAGATAAAGGTAAAAAGTTTGCAGAAAAATTTGTGGCTAGTCACAATACTTTGATGGCTGTTGATGAGTCTACCACAATCAAAACACCTTCAGCTCGTAGAACTAAAAATATAATAGCTGTTGGTAAAGATTCTAAATACAAAAGAATACTTACAGGTTCACCTATTACAAAGAATCCTCTTGATTTATATAGTCAATGTGAGTTCCTTGATCCGTGGTTATTGGACTTTACATCATACTACGCGTTTCGTAATCGTTATGCAGAGATGAAAACTATGCATCTCCGTGGTCGATCAATACAAGTTGTTAGTGAGTTTAAGAATCTTGGTGAGTTATCTGATACTGTTAAAGAATTTTCATACAGGGTATTGAAAGAAGACTGCCTAGATTTACCACCAAAAAATTTTATCAAAAGACATATACAACTTACACCAGATCAAAAGAAAGTGTATCAACAAATGAAAAAAGCAGCTATCGCTGTATTGAATGGTAAAGTAACTACGACCATGACTGTGCTTACACAGTTAATGCGTCTACATCAAATCACTTGTGGTTATGTAACAGCTGATGATGGTTCTGTGCAATCTGTTGAAAGCAATAGAATGAATGAGTTGATGTCTATTCTTGAAGAGACAGAGGGTAAAGCTATTATCTGGGCCAACTATCAAATGAGTGTTGGAGATATTATACAACAACTTACAAAGAAGTTTGGTGATAAATGTTATGTGCACTATTATGGTTTGACACCACAAGAGATAAGACAAGAAAATATTAAACGTTTTCAAACTGATCCAGAGTGTAGATTCTTAATAGGAACACCACAAACAGGTGGTTATGGTATTACACTTACACAAGCAAATACTGTAATTTATTATTCTAATGGTTATGATTTGGAGAAAAGACTACAATCAGAAGATAGAGCACACCGTATAGGTCAGAAAAAAACTGTAACATATATTGATATCATCGCTGAAGATACAGTTGATGAAAAGATTGTAAAAGCTTTACGTGATAAGATTAATATTGCGTCTGAAGTTATGGGTGAAAAATTAAAAGAATGGATCTAAACTAGATCTACAGCTCTACCAATAATTGGTTTGTATTTTGTTTTTTTATCTTCTTTATAAGCTCTCATGTACTGTGCTCTTGGTTGAAACTCTACGTAAGATGCATGAATCCATCCGCTGTTAGGTTCGCCTGGAGTATAGAACTCAAGTATTAGCTGATCTGTCGTGCAGTTCATGTTTATCCAATCAGCAACTTCAGCGTTGTCTACGCCTAAAACCTCGAAGTCTGCGGCCTCGGCCTTGGCATGCTGTGAATTTACAGAACTACCTATTGCTGCACATAATTCAGGAGAACGGTACCCGCTGGTCACCTTGACCCTGCCGAAGTGATCACGTACTGGCTGTAAAACATTTTCACACAATGCTTTTAGTTTTTCTATTTGATCTGCATTTGGATTGTTATCTATATCCAAACGTATAGCTGTATCTGATTTGGTAAGCTCTAGTAAGCTGAAGTTTCGTGAGAGATTCATTATTTCATGTAATTCATGACTAAAGCTAAAATGAGTGATCCCATTCCTCCTACAATCATGTATTCAATTCTTCTAATACGTTCTTTCATTTCTTTTATTTGTTCGAACGTTTGCTTCTGCATTATTCTACAGAGTTTTTCATGATCCTCTATTTTTTGTAATGCAGATTTTCTAGCCATTATTCTGTGACCCCCGCCACAAAAGATACCCGATAGGACACGCCTATCATACCGCCCAAACTTTTAATTTTATTTTTCATTATGTAGTCCTTCTACTAGCGATAACTCGCTCTTCAGGTGATAATAAAGCTTCTTGTGTACGTGTCAAGTTAGTTGTGGGGTTTCTTAGTTGTGTCATTTGCACGTTTGGCATTGGTGTATTTGGTAATGGTGGTGTTTGTATAGGAGCTCTACCAAATATATTTTTAATACTATCAAGATTAATTGATGGTTGTTTTGGCTCCTCTATCGATGTTTCTTTAGGTTCAACAACATTTAATTTTTTATTTTTATATTCTCTTACAACTTTTCTAAAATCTAATTTAGGATAAAAATAATTTCTGTTTACTATTTCATTTCTGTCTCTTGCAAATTTTTGTGCGTCTTTTAATCTTTTCTCCATTCTACCTTCATATCCTGTATATGGAATGTTTTGACCTCTTAACAATCTAAATGCATTTTTAGAAGATATACCTCTATCTTTCATAACTTTTATTAAATCACTTCTCTTAGCTCCTGCTGCAAGTGCGTCTTGTAATACAATATAAAATTCTCTGTTAACTTTTAATTTTTCATCTTGTATTTGTCTAAACTCATCCACCAAAGCTTCTGGTCCTCTTTGTCTAAAATTTTGTAAACTAAATAATTTTTCTGTTGATGTAACCAATCTAGATTTTTTATTAAAGTCAGTGACTTTGTATTGCATACTTCTTGGTACATCTACATTGATTATTCTAACACCAGATAACAACGCAAGTAATTCATCTTGTAAATTTGCAGGAGTTCCACCTCTTTTTATATCAGCTTGTGCTGCTTGAAATGTTTTATCTATTGTAGTAACAGCTCCTGGTTCTACACCTCTTATAATATGTGTTAAACTTTTTAAAACTTTTTCACCACCAGAATCTGTGGGTGAATAAACTAAAGCTCCTGTTTTTGTAACACCACCTCTATTACCAACAAACAATTCAGAAGGTAAGACATCTGTAAATCTTTCAAGAGCAATAGATTGTGTTAAGAAAGGATCTACTAGAGTTCTTACTGGTCCTTTTTCACCAAAGAATAAATCAAATACTGTGGACTCAACATCTTGTTGTTTTAATTTACCTTCTTCTATTGTTTTTAATAAAGCCTCTACTGGTTGCGTTACAACATCGTATGGACTAAAATATGAAAAGTTTACAGCTTTTCCTACACCGTCTTTCCATTTATTTATGGGTAAGATAGTTGCTCTTGAGTTCCACGGCGCAGCTAGACTTCTCTTGTACGCTTCTAGTTGTTCTATCGTAACTCCTGACAAACCGCTCGCTAAACCCAATACTCCTTTTGATGCGCCACCTAAAACTGTGTAAGCACCTAATAATCGTCTAAGTCCCATTTGTCTTAATTTAGGATTTGCAGATGTTGCTTCTTTTGCACCTATAGTTAATATATTAAATGTAGTTCTAATCATTTCTGCAGGAAAAGACACGAAATTACCAAATGGTAGTTTTCTTAAACTTTGTATAACTTCAGGAACTTTACTGTATGTTGGATATGTGTTTCTAATATACCATGCAGCAGCTTCTTCAGTGGCTTCATCCAGTGTTTTTAATTTACCTGCATTTACACCAAAATTATTTCTTCTCATAAACTCTCTGCCAACTATTTCTTTGTACCATTTTGCTACATCTGATACATTATTAAACAACGGTCTTAGTTGAGCGGTTACATAGGTGTGGCCATACCATTTCCATAAGTTATCACCACCTGCGTATACTCTTGTTGCAGTCTTACCAAAGTTACTTAACTTTTGTCCTACGTTTTGTGCAAATTCATTATTGAGTGCAAACTTACCCTCTGATAATGAACGTATAATTTTATCTAAACTTGTAATTCCTCTTGTATCTTTTATTTCTCTAAGAACAGCTTGTAGTTCTGATGCTACAATGTTTTCGTCAATAACACCTAATTCTATTTTTCTTCTTATATTATTAAAAAATTGTTCTTCATTAATTACTTTACCTGCACCAAATATATCATCAGCTACCATTTTAATTGCTTCAGATACAGATGCTCTTCCACCTATGTGTCCATTCGCTAATGGAAACAGACCAGCAGAAGTTACGTTTCTAACTTGCGTTACAGGAGATAGAACCGTTTTACCGTATTGAGCTGCTACTTTTAATTGTAAAAGATTTCTATAAAAACCAGATTGTATCCATTTATCTAAACCTTTATTAGTTCCTCTAAATGCTTGTACTAATTCAGGTGTTGCATATAGTTTTGACATGTTTGATTTCATCAAACCTAGACTTTTTAAATCACCTATTTTTTCAGTATTAAAAAATCTTTTAGCAGTAGCTGCACTCTCACTCGAAAATAACCATCCTTCTTTTACTCCTATGTCTGCAAGTTTATCCATAGACATTTTGTTTATAGATTGTGTAATTGCATTGTTAGATGTTAACATAACAGAGGATCTTAAATTATTTTCTTCACCTAATAATTTTTTAATTACATCTGGTAATTCATCACCTGTTCTAACTAAAGTATCTAATCGTAAATCTTTCTTTGCTACTCTTCTTATGACGTTTAATGGATCTGCACCGTCTTGTTTACCAGCTCTTAGTATACCATCTACTGTTGTCTCTGCCATTTCTTTCAAAGCCTGTTCATTTGACATCTTAGGTGTTTTAAGTGTTTTAATTGCGGATTCTCTTAAATCTTTATTTGCTTTTACAACATTTTTTAAAACCCAATTCACTGCATTTTCTTTTATTTTTTTATCTGGTTGATACGCAGGATTTGTAAATATAGAAAAAGATCTACGCATATATGATTTTAAATTTTTTAAAACATATTGTTTTAAATCGCCTTCAGGTAATAAGTTTCCAAAGTTTTGTTTAATTCTTACTAACTCGTCATTTAGTCCTTGAGCCGTGGTCTGTAATTCTTTTGGCAATGCAGACTTCTGTGTTTGTCCTTTTAAAAAAGATAAAACTTGATCAAGATAATAATCTTGACTTGCCTTCGACGTTGTTTTTGTATTGTATTGATCTTCAAAGCTTTTAGCTAAATTGTATGCTTTCTTTTCAATAGACTCTAAATACTTTTCTATTTTTCTTTGATCTCCTTTGATGGCTCTTGCTGCATCAGATGTTATTTGATAACCAAGTCCTGTCTTTTTACCAAGTGATCTAAAATAAGATAAAAAATTATCTAGTCGTCTTAGTTTTCTTTCTACAGGATCTAAACTATCTGTTGAGAATAATCTCCAGTTTGCAAACTCTGGTAATTGTTTTTTAGGATTACCAGTAATAACTGTAGACAAAGCTTTATCTATTACAAAATTACTTGCGTTTCTTATTTTTTTACCGACAGGTGCTGGTATCGCTTTCGCTCCAAAATACGTGAGCGGTGTTACAACTTTGTCTATTGTTTTTAAACCTATACCAGCCGCTTTAGCTCCCGGTTTTAATAATCCATATTTTATACCCAGGCCAAGTGGTTTACCTAATAATGTAAAACCTGCACCAAATGCAGCACCTTCGGCACCGTATCTAACTCTGTTTCTTATTCTAGCTAACGCAAGTTCTCTTCCAGACAATCCTTCTGTATTTTCTAGAGGTATCGCTGTTGTTTCTCTATCTGGTTCTGATGCGATAAAATCTGTTGCCGCGAATGCGGTTGACATGTAACCAATTCTTTTTGCTGCATTAATTGCCTTGTCACTTGTTTTTTTTACTTTTCTTGCTTTTGATAATGCTTTGACTCTATTTAATACTTTAAATACACCACCACCTGGCACACCATATTGTGTCAATAGTTTTGTAACTTCTCCTGTAAGTGTTTCAGGGTCTTTTACTTTGTTTTCTTCATATACTTTTGTAAGATCTTCTGTAAGATTAGTGCCTGCCGCTGCATCAATGCCTGATGTTAATAAGTCACCAACAGCATAGCCTAAGTCTTGAACACCACCATATAAACCTTTTTCTACATCTTCAAAAAAATCTATGTAATCTTTTTCTTGAGCCTTGCTTCGGCCCTCCATTATATCGTTTAATCTTTCTATTTTTAATTTATCAAAAGGATTTGTTTCGAAGAAAAAACTTAAATTTTTTAAACCACTCCATGTAAACTTTACAGGTTTAGTTCTTTTATTAAGAGTGTTTTCTACTATTTTTCTAGCAGTATTTTTTTCTATTTGTGAGGGTTGTTTCTTAAGAAAGGGTTCGGCCATTTTAACCCTCCTGTGGTAGAGTCAAAGTTACGTCGTATTGTTGGTTGAATTGATCCACATCTTGTTGAGTTCTTATTTCTGCAAAATCTAATAAAGCTTGTTTACTGTTAGCTAACAGTTGAACAACCTGATCTGATATAGAGTTTGGTAATCTAGTTCTTAGTTCCGAATAAGTTAAATCTTGTGCTGGTGATTCTTGAATAGTTTCCTGTGTTTGTTGTGGAGTAGTTATGCCTCCAACTTGATACCCTGCTCTACCACCGTCAGCCATGTTTTGTAAAAATTTAAATTGTTCTAACGCTGCTTCAAACGCTTCTTGATACGTCATACCTTTAGCCATGTTTTGATCAACTATGGTATTTAACTGATCTGTTTGATCTAAAAGACCTATTTTTTCTATTAAAGAAGACTCTTTTAATACACTAGCTCTGACATCATCAATAGAGCCTAATCTTGTTTCTATCTCTCTTAATCTTTTGTTTTGTTCTGCTGTTCTTTCATTTTCAGGAGTAATTTTTATGTCTTCTGCCTCTTGTGTTAAACTTAATTTTTCATCGTCAAGACCTTTTATAACATTTGCTGTTTTTGCAGCTGCACCTGGGTCAAAATCTTTACCTGTTGTTCCATATTTCTTTTGAAATTCAAAGTCAGCTTCTAAAAGTTTTAAACTATTTTTAAGTTCTTCTGCTCTTGCAAGAGACTCTTGATCTCCTTCTATTGTTAACTTTTTAATTTCATTTTGAAGTTCCATTCTCTTTTCTTCAAAACCAGCTTCTATTAATTTCTGTTGTTGTCTAGATTTGAAATCCTCACTTATGACATCACCTAAAATTGCTTGATCTAATGCTCTTTGATCAGATACTTCTTGTGCTCTTGCTGATTGAAATCTATTAAAAGGATCTTTAGCTGCTACTGCAGCTGTTTGAAATATGTTGCCTCTTGGCGTTTCAGATAATAAATTTAACCCAAAGTTAGTTAAAAAAGAGGATACAGATCCTGGCATAAAACCACCTCTCTGATTAGGTATTGTTTGATCAAACATTGATTTTCTCTCTTCAAACAATTTTCTTACACGATTACCTTCATTATACTGTTGTCTTGGTGTATCTAATCCTGATGTGATACCAGTCCCTGCTGAACCACCCATTCTAAACATTGGTCTTTTTAAAGTTCTGTTCATTATGTTCTTAATAAATTCGCTGGGTTAAAACTACCTGTTACCGCTCCGTATATTCCAGCTAATGTTGAACCAACTCCAAGAGCCGTTTGTAGTGGTGTAGGATTAGGTACGTTAGTTGTTTGTACTTGACCTGGATAACCACCCATAATTCCAGTTACAATGTTAGCATATCTATCCACTTGTTCTTGCGGTTGGAATGCTGCTTGTCTTGCTGCTTCTCTTCGTGCATCAAGTTGTGCTTGCGCTTGAGCTTGGTTCAGCGCGCCCAGCTGACCTAAAGTTCCAACGTCTTGTCTTTGTAATCCTGGTAATAGCTGTGCTAAACCTTGTTGTTGATTAAATCTTTGTGCAGCTAATTGCTGTGCTTGTCCAAATCCTTGTTGTAATAAACCTGCTTGTAATAATGCCCTTTCTCTATCGCTTCCTGTTCTAAATTCTGATTGTAATACACCTTCTCTGCCTCCACCAAATGCACCAGAGGCTATTGCTTGATCTCTGATCCGTTGTTCTTGCACCTGTGCTTGTCTATCAAATTCATTTAATGTTGTATCAATAACTTGTTGTTGATACGGTGACATAAACTGCTGTGTAATTTGTGGTGAGATTGCGGCAGCTGATGCTATTTGTGCTTGTTGTAGAAACGGCTGAAATGAACCTAAACCTGCTAACGCTGTAGTTTGTGCTCTTCTTTGTAAAGCATCTTGAGCAGCGACTTGTGGTGCAATACCTGCTAAATTTTGTTGTCTTGTTGTAAATGCTCTTGCAGCGTCTTGTCTTGCTTTAAAACCTGCAGCTGTTTCACCTGTTTGTTTTGTTAAACCAGATATACCTGTTGTAACTATAGGTATACCCGTTTGCGCAACAACCTGTGTTGCTAAATCTTTACCTAAATCTTCTACAAATGGTGCGGGTCTTGCTACTGTTGTTTGCGTCGACATTATATGACTTCTCCTAGTCTTTGTGATGTTTGAAACATTTTTCTAGCGCCTTCTAATCCTTGCGATTCTTCAGATACTTCACCTCCGGATTCGAGGTTTTTCATCATGTTATACATAACTTCTGCGCCTTTGTCTATATTTCCATCACCAGCATTTCTTACAGCATCTGCTGTAAAT